GCTGGTGGTAACAATAAGAATAGACTTACTACAAATGCAGACTTAAATGAAACTTCACTTGAGCAAATGGTAATTGACATTGCAGCTTTCGTTGACGAAAGAGGCTTGTTAATTGCAGCTAGACCAAGGAAGTTAATCGTTCCGCCTGCATTAATGTTTGTCGCAACAAGACTATTGCAGACAGAAGGTAGAACAGGCACTGCTGATAATGACATCAATGCGTTAAGAACAAATGGAAGTATCCCAGAGGGATTTTCTATCAATCACTATCTCACAGATACTGATGCTTTCTTCTTAACAACTGATGTTCCAAACGGCATGAAGATGTTCGTAAGAACACCTATGAGCACATCAATGGATGGTGATTTCGACACAGGTAATGTTAGATACAAAGCCCGTGAGAGATACTCATTCGGTGTATCAGATCCATTAGGGATGTTTGGTTCACCAGGTGCGTAACTAATAGAGGGGGCAATAATGCCCCCTTTTAACCCTTGACAGAAAGTGCACATGCACTTTTTGACATTTGCCAAGACAAGGAGTGTAACATGGCTAATACAACTTTTTCGGGTCCAGTCCGATCTAAGGGTGGATTCAATGTAATAAATGAAAATAGCACTACAGGTGCTATTACCCAAACTGGCTTTTCAGTAAATTCTACTGGTCAGCTAATATCTTTAGGTTCAAGAAAAATTCAAACCTTTGTAGGTTCTTTGGCTGCAACAGATACAGCTTCAGCTTACGCTGATGGTGATGTACTTGTTGAATTAGGAACTTTAAATTCAGATCATCCAGATGAACTCGTAACTGCAACAAAGTTTTTTATTCATAAAGCTGTAGTGGGCATCACAACAGCCGCAGGTCAAACTTTGGCTGGTAGTTTACAGTTAAGTGCGACTAGCGGCACAGCAACTAACGCAGCTGTTTCTTCAGGAACAGAGATTGTTGGCGCGGGTGTTGCGGCTTTTTCACCAACTTTATCTGCTGCTTTATCTATAACTGAGGTTGATATTAACTTTAATAATACAGCTGGTAATTTTCATGTGTTTGAGCCTAATGTAACAGCGCCAATTGCTAGTAATGTATTGTATGCTGCGGCTACAACGTCTTTAAATGCAGATGCTTCAGCAGGTAGATTTACAGTAGAACTTGAATACTCAGTATTCTAAGGAGGGTTAAATGGCAGGTCGATCAGATGTTAAAGCCTTTAACTTTAACCAAGGAGACAGTGCAGCTGTCTTAGGTCCTAACAGATCTAGGATAAGACAAGTTGTCATATTTGGTAATGCAGCTGGTGTTTTAACAATTAAAGATGGAAGTGGTGGAGATACAATCTTACTACAAAGTTTCCCCACAGGATTACATACGTTGAATATTCCAGATCAAGGCATGCTTGCTGAAAATGGAGCTTTTATACATGGCTTCACAGGCTCTGGTAATAAGTTAACTGTATTTTTATCGTAATGCCTTCTACTAAAAAAAGGGGCAGTATGAAAGGCTACACCATAAAGGGTGGTCACAAAAGACCTACGAAAGCAGGTGCTGGAATGACCGCCAAAGGTGTTGCCAAATACAGAAGAGAAAATCCTGGAAGTAAACTTAAGACTGCTGTAACTGGTAAAGTCAAAGCAGGTAGTAAAGCTGCAAAAAGAAGAAAGTCTTTTTGTGCTAGAAGTGCTGGTCAAATGAAGAAGTTTCCTAAAGCAGCAAAAAATCCAAATAGTAGATTAAGACAAGCTAGACGAAGGTGGAAGTGTTGATTAGTAGATCTTCAATAAAAAACCAAATGAAGGGTAATAAAATGAGAAAGAAAAATAAAGTAAATTCATATAAGAAAGGTGGAGGACTTGGCGGGTTAGCTGCAACATTAAGTCCAGCATATAGCATAATGAAAGGGCAAGGTCCTATTTCAAAGGGGCTGTCAGAAATAGGGAAGGTTATGGGACCTTTTAGCCCCTTAGGTATGCTTGCCAAAGATAAAAGAGAAGCAGCCAAAATGAGAAGAATGGCTATGGCTTCTGCTCAAATGCCAACTGGTGGCACATCACCTATGGCTGCCACAGGTGCTAATCAAATGCAGAGAATGATGGGTGGCGGTGTTATGAAAAGAACTAAGCCTATTGATGGCATAGCTTCTAAAGGCATGACCAAAGGAAAGATTACATAATGGATATTGATAAGTTAAGAGAAGAGTTGAAAATTGACGAGGGTGTAAAATACGAAATATACCTCGACCACCTTTCTCTACCGACTTGTGGAGTGGGACATCTTATAAAAGATACAGATCCAGAAAGTGGTTTACCTGTAGGAACAAAGATTGAAGAAGAAAGAGTCAACGAATTATTTGATGAGGACATACAGGTAACAATACAAGAATGCAAATATCTTTATAATGACTTTGATGATTTACCAGAAGAAGCACAAAGAGTTATTGCAAATATGATGTTTAATCTTGGTCGACCTCGTTTAAGCAGATTTTTAAAGATGAAGCAGCATGTGGACAACAGAGACTTTGCTTCTGCAAGTTTAGAGATGAAAAACTCGAAGTGGTATACCCAAGTAACTAACAGAGCACAAAGACTTTGTGACAGAATGGCTAACATAACTACATAGGTGATTTATGAGAAAATATTATCCAAAACCAACTACACTAAAAAGTGCAATAAAGGGCAAGGTAAAAGATACTGCAAAAAAATCTCTTTCTATGGGTAATAAAAATTATCCAAGAAAAATTGTTAGTGATGCGAAAAAAACAGTAAAAAAAGATTTTCCAGAATTGTATGACAGAGCTGTCACAGGAATGAAAAAAGGTGGGAGCACTGTTAATAAAGCAGGCAACTACACAAAGCCAACAATGAGAAAAGCGTTGTTTAATAGAATAAAGGCTGGTGGCAAAGGTGGTAGACCTGGTCAGTGGAGTGCTAGAAAAGCTCAAATGCTTGCAAAACAATACAAAGCAAAAGGTGGAGGCTATAGAGGATAATGGACCCAGCCACTATAGGATTAGCCATAACAGCAGCCTCAAAAGCATTTGGGGCTATTAAGGCTGGTTTTGCAGCGGGTAGAGAAATTGAATCTATGGGCAAAGATTTAAGTCGCTGGATGGGAGCCATAAGCGATATTGATAATGCAGAGAAGTCTGCCAAGAATGCCTCTCCTCTTAGAAAATTATTTAAAGGAAAAGAAATAGAAGCTAGTGCTATAGAAGCGTTTACCGCAAAAAAAAAGTTAGAAGCACAAAGACAAGAGCTAAAATCATTTATCAATTTTCACTACGGGGCTAATTCTTGGAATGAAATTTTACACATGGAAAAAGAGATCAGGCTTCAGAGAAAAAGGGAAATTTATGAAAGACAGGAGCTTATTAGAAAGATTTGGGAATACATAGGCTGGATATTATTGTTTTGTACAGTAGTAGGTTTTATAATACTTTTAGCTTGGATTTATAAAGAGAACAGAAGATGAGACAGAAAAAATTACAGGATAAATCTAAATATGCTTCTTACGATATCAATCAAGACGGTGTAGTTAGTGATGATGAATTTGAGCATATGGCTGAAATTAAAAGACTTGAACATGATTTACGAAAACAAAGAGCACAAAGACGTATGGCTACTGCTAGTTTGGTTGCTATGGCTTCTTTTACTATTGCAATGTTTTTTGTCGATCTCGAGAGAGTCAAAGCACTTAGTGATATTAGTAATCTTTTTTACATCACTGGCGGTGGCATCGTGGCTGCATATATGGGTGCCAGTGCTATAATGAACAGAAATGGTAAGTAAATGGCTAGAAAAGATCCAAAAGTTGGAACAGGGAAAAAACCTAAAGGTTCAGGAAGGAGACTCTACACTGATGAAAATCCAAAAGACACTGTTAAGATTAAGTATGCAACTGTTGCAGATGCTCGTGCAACCGCTAGAAAAGTTAAAAATATTAATAAACCTTTTGCTAGAAAAATTCAAATCCTTACCGTTATGGAACAAAGGTCTAAAGTTGCTGGGAAGCCGCAACAAGCCGCCATTGCGAAGAGGGCGAAAGAAGCGATCAGAAGACAAAAGAAAACAAGATGACTAGTATAAATAAACATTTATTGGTATAGTAAAATATGGCTTTGAAAAAATCACAAAGGAGCTTGAAGGCGTGGGGTAAGCAAAAGTGGAGAACAAAAAGTGGTAAACCTTCTACACAAGGGAAAAAGGCTACAGGCGAGCGTTATCTACCTTCCGCAGCGATTAAGGCTCTTTCGCCCGCTGAATACGCCGCCACTACGGCTAAAAAGCGAAAGGCAACTAGAAGAGGAAAACAAGTGGCTAAACAGCCCAAAAAGATTGCTAAAAAAACGGCAAGATTTAGAAAGTTCTCATAGGTAAAATATGGCATCAGTAACACCAGACATACCAGAAATATTCCAAGAAGCCTATGAAAGGGCTGGTCTTGATATGAAGACTGGTTATGATTTAAAAACAATCAGAAGATCATTTAATATATTAACAGCAGAGTGGCAAAATAGAGGTCTTAATCTCTGGACCATAGCAGAGGGAACACAGGCTTTAACGTCAGGTACAGCTACATATACATTACCTACAGATACTGTTGATCTTCTAGAGCATCAGATAAGAACAGGCACAGGAACTAATCAAACAGATACTAACCTTACAAGAATAACAGTATCTACATATGCACAGACATCTAACAAAAACACAACAGGGAGACCAACTCAAATATTTATACAAAGGTTAAGTGACAAAGTTGATGTAACATTTTATCCAGTGCCAGACAGCACAACGACATATACTTTGTTTTATTACAGAATAGTAGGCATTGACGGAATATCATCGGGGATATCAGGAACTACCACATCCTTCATTCCTCCTAGGTTTGTGCCTTGTTTAGTTTCTGGTCTTGCCTACTATGTAGCAATGAAAAGACCTGAAGTGTCTAATAGAGTTTCTGCACTTAAGCAGGAGTATGAGTTTCAGTTTGAACTAGCAGCAGGCGAAGACTCTGACAGCGCATCTGCTAGATTTGTACCATACAACACATTTTTTGGGAGTTAAATTATGGCAACGTACAAAATAAAAAGTGGAGACACTTTATCACAAATAGCAAAGAAATATAATACAACGGTAAAAACTTTGCAAAAAATTAATAACATTAAAGATCCAAATAAAATAAGAGCAGGTAAATCTTTAAATTTAGGTATAGCAAAGCCTGGATTAAGTAGTGCTAGAAAGATGAGCCCTTATGCAGGACAATCTCCAAGTGAGATGAGAGCTATGGCTATGAAAAGAAAAAAGACTGCTCCTGTTAAGAAAAAAACAAAGACCATGACACCAGCTCAAAAAAATCAAAAGAAGATGCCAACAAAATCAAAAGGAACTCGAAGAGGGTTGCTTGGAAGATTATTTAAATAGGAGAAAACAATGCCAATTAAAACAGTGCCTACAAAAGGTAAAAAGAAAAAAGAAAAGAAAAAATCTACAGGAGCAGCCCCTTTCATGATGCCAGGTCAAAAGAAGATGCTTGACAAAATGATGGGTAAGTCTAAACCACAAACACTGAAAGGTGGCGGTGGTTTAAAAGCTGTTCCACAGGGTAATAAAGGCAAAGGCTTAAGTAAGTTGCCAACAGAGGTTCGTAACAAAATGGGCTACATGAAAAAAGGTGGCAAGGTTACTTCTAATAAAGCAAAGCTAAACAAAGTTACCTCTGGCTTAAAAAAAGCAGTAAAAGCACATACTGGTCAAGCCAAGATGTTGTCTTCAATTAAGTTAAATAAAGGTGGCAAAATAATGAAGATGCGTGGTGGTGGAGCTGCAACTAGAGGATTAATGTTTAATAATAGATAATGGCAGGATTAATATGCAATTTACCTTCTATAGAAGTTTGGGTTAGAAAAGAATACTTAAGGGACTTAGATGATGGTTTTGGAGAATTTGTAAAAGGTGTTTGGGTTACAGCAAAATCTATACCTGGGCGAGCTTTTTATTTTGAAACTTACTTGCCTGATTATGGTGCTTTATTTGATAAGTTACCAATATCAGCATTTGTTTCTAGACCAGAGGTTCCCAAAACAGATATGGACCTTACCAACCTTCAGTTTTGGAATTGTATGGATTATGGAGTCGTAGCAGTGCAAAAGCAGTTTATATCCACAATGGAGTATGAAGTATATACTAGAGATCATGGTATACAAAAAGGTGCATATATTTGTACTTTAGATAATTATCATTATGACTCTGATCAAGTGGATTACAGCACTAGCGAGAGACCAGCAGAGCATAAATCATCTAATCTTATTGAGCTAGATAATGGTCAATACTGTTTATATCCAAATAATAGAACTAGAATATTTGATAATTCTTTATCTCCAAAGAAACCACTAAAACCTGATTTTAAAGTCAGCACTATAGAGTATCAGGTAGAGAATGGACAAAACTTTAGACTAGGTGAAACAGATCAATATTTTTATGAGTTAGATAGTGACAAAAGCTAGAGGTAAACACGCATTTGGATTTTGTGATAGGTCAGGATTTAGATATGACCTGCATGATCTAGTCTATGAGTTTAGAAATGGTGTAAGAAATGGATTACGAGTGGGTAAAGATATGGTCGATCCAGATCATCCCCAAAACTTTCTTGGCAAAATTAAAGCTGAAGACGCTCAATCTTTAAATGATCCTAGACCAGATAAAAGATCTGAACCTGATGTAGAAAGAATATTAATACAAAATCCTTTTACATCTGCGGTAGCTGGAGGCGGTAGCACAGTGATAACAGTCACAGAAACAACACATGGCAGAACATCTGGTGACACTGTAAGATTTAGAACATGTCAATCATTTGATGGTATTTCAAAAAGTGCACTTGAACTTTCTTCTGGTTATTCTATAACTGTGGTAACCACAGACACATACACATTTACTGTTGCTGAGTCATCAACATCAGGTAATATAAAAGGGGGCGGAGACTTTGCTACAGCGGGTCCTGTAACGATAACATCATGAGTTTTACATTCGCAGAATTAAAAACAGCAATACAAGATTATACAGATAATACTGAAACAACTTTTGTAAATCATTTATCTGATTTTATAAAAGGTGCAGAGGACAGAATATTTAAGAATGTAGATTTAGAATTATTTAGAAAAAACGTAACATCATCACTAACATCATCTGATAAGTTTTTAACTATACCATCTGATTATTTAGCTTCATTTTCTCTACAGATAACAACGTCTGGCAGTGAAGATATTTTATTACAAAAAGATGTAAACTTTTTACAGGAGGCTTTTCCAACTTCAGCAAGCACAGGTGTTCCAAGATTTTATGCAGTATTTGATGTTAATAATTTTATTTTAGCACCTACACCAAATTCAAATTATGCAGTTGAATTACATTACTATTATAAGCCCACAAGTCTTACTGCTGGGGCTGATAGTGGCACAACATGGATAAGCACCAATGCACCCTTTGCTTTGCTTTACGGATCGTTAGTTGAGGCGTATACTTATATGAAAGGTGAAGCTGACATGATGCAACAATATGAAAAAAGGTTTACTGATCAATTAATGAGATTAAAAGACTTAGGAGAAGCAAGAGAGAATGAAGACGCATATAGAGCAGGCTTACCTAGAGCGCAAAGGACATAAGGAGTAGAATATGGCAACAGCAAACGCAGCAACCACCTTTTTAGAGAATAGGCTTTTAAGTTTAATCTTTAAAAATAATGCAGCATCATTTAGCACACCTGGAGATAATATCTTTGTTGGAT